CCACCACGTCGGTTCTCAAACGTGTGGACGCAACGCGCAGGAACTTATACAATCTGCCCAACCTTGGATTAAGGAAAACAGACCGGAGTTATACGACTTATGGTTTCGGAAGACAGACTGAAAAATTGGGCGTTTTATTGTGTGTTTGGCCCTCCTCTTGGCCCAGAGGTTCGTACCCGCGCAGCGAGTGCAGAAGGCAATTTTCAATCCGAGGACGTGTTCGAGGGGGAGGAAGCCCGGCTTGAACCAGACATGATTGACGGGCAGATGGTGGAGGACGCGGTTAGGGTTTTACCCGATATAAGTCGCAGGGTTTTGAAGGCAAGGTATATCCAGTACCCGTACAACCTGAGCCACAATGTAGCCCAGAGATTACGGATGAGTACGGATAGGTTAGAGGCAGAATTGATAATAGCCAAGAGGAGGCTGTATGACCGATTACAAAGAAATTGTTCAGGGAACAGAGGAGTGGTTACAGGCGAGGCTGGGGTTTTGCACCGCGAGCAGGGTTAGCGATGCTTTAGCGGGCAAGGACACAGAGACCCGCAAGAACTACCTTTGGCAGCTTGTAGCAGAAAGACTCACCAAGACCCCACAGGCGGGTTTTGCGCCTAACGCGGCCATGATTAGGGGAACCGAACAGGAACCCATCGCCAGAGCCGCCTACGAGGCTCATAGCGGGGTTTTCGTAGACCAAGTAGGGTTCGTCCTACACCCAACGATAAAGTGGCTAGGAGCCTCTCCTGACGGATTGGTGGGGGATGATGGTCTGGTAGAGATTAAGAACCCAAATACGGCCACTCACCTCCAGTATAGAAAGGCGGGCAAGGTTCCGACCAAGTACAAGAACCAGATGATGCTCCAACTTGCCTGTACCCAAAGAAAATGGTGCGACTTTGTGAGCTTTGACTCCAGACTGCCGGTCAGCAAGATGCTGTTCATCGTGCGGTTCGAGCCGGAACAAAAGGAGATAGACGAGATGTTGGACAAGATTAAAGTGTTTCTAGGAGAGGTGGAGGCCGAGTGTGACGATTGATGACCTGGCGGTAGAGGCGGGATTGTTTCTAAAGGAGGGGGAGTTGCTGTTCAACTTCCACGAAGACTCTCGTACACAGCTTCAGAGGTTTGCAGAAATCGTGCGCGAGGAGGAGTGTTTGCGGTGCGCTAGGATGGCTGAGGATTGGGGATTTAAGAGCTTGGCTCAGGAGATGAGGGGTTGAGCCAGCAGGTCATGATAGAAGCCCTATACCAAGAGATTATTGGGGTTCTAGGCAAGTTTGACGAGGCACTTCCTCTAGCCTCTGTTGTGGGGGTTTTAGAGGTAATCAAGTACCAGCTTTTGAATAATACTTCGGAGGATGAAGAATGAGAGACGGACTTATAGCTGCACACTTCTACGCGCAGGACGCGGCGTTTTTCGTACTATGTATGCTTGGCGTTATTATCTTCGCGGGGTGGACAGAGTGGCGGCGTGGTTAATAGCCGGTATCGGTGTTGTATACCTTGTTGTAGCTGTGCAGTTGCTATTACAGGGTAAGGTGGGTCTGGGCGTGGCTTTCTTAGGTTATAGCCTTGGCAATGTGGGTCTTTATATAGCAGCCAAATAGGAGAAGTAAATGGAATACGATAATACGAATAGCGGTGTGTTGTTTAAGAACGAGTCGGACAACGAGAAGGCTCCAGCCTACAAGGGTAAGTTAAACGTGGACGGGACTGAGTACCAACTAGCCGCGTGGATTAAGACCGGCAAGTCTGGGCAGAAGTTTATGAGCCTCAAGGTGGAACTGCCGAAACCCAAGGCAGAGCCGAAACAGAACGCCTTAGAGGACGACATCCCATTCTGACACAGCAACAACTGAAAGCCCTGTTTGATTACAGGCGCGGACGACTTGTGTGGAAGCCTCGACCGATTGAGGCTTTCGCCAAATACTCTGCCTACGTCATGTGGAACCGACGGTACGCGAATAGGGTTGCTGGTCACATAACCCCTCGCGGTTATCGCAAAATCGCTATATTTAAGAAGCCTTACTTTGCTCATAGGATTGTATGGGCGTACCACTACGGCTACTGGCCGGAGCAGGTTGACCACATAAACTGCAAGTTTGCCGACAATAGGTTAAGCAATCTCAGGGTAGCCACGCAGATGGAGAACAGGTGGAACTCCAAGCGTAGGGAAAAAACCAAGTCGAACATCAAGGGGGTCTACAAGAGGAAGGAAAAGTTTTACGAGGCGCACATAATGGCCAACTATAAGAGGTACTATCTTGGGAGATTTGTTCGAAAATCTGACGCAGCCAGAGCCGTCACCACCGCAAGAAAAGCGTTGCATAAAACATTTGCTAGGGCTGGTTAACAAAGGAGTTTTTACCGCCACCAAAGAGGAGTTCTATCAAATTGTGATGTCGGAGCATGAGGCAAAAATCGAGGGGCTTGCGAGATTTGTTTTGACGCTTCCGACAAAGGAAGCTAGGAGGAAGTGGCTTGACCAGTTTGAGGCCAAGCACAATTTGACCATAGCAGATGAGTTACGGGAGAGGATTACTCAGATTCATAGAGAGCGCGTTCGTGCTTCCTCCGCTTAACTAGACCAGGCAGTTCCTTACCACCAGCCTTAGTCCACGCCATAAACCCTTCCGCAGCACCCTCAAAGTCGCCACGGTTGTGCTTCATGCGGATGGTTGACCTTTGGAGGTTGCCAAGCCCGACGTTGAAGCTGAAGGAAACCAGAGCGTCAAAGCGGCCTTGAGTAAGTCCACTTGGACAGAGGCGCAGAACTCCTCGCTCGAATGTAGCCAAGTCTGCTGCAAGGATAGCATCGACCTCAGCCATGCTAAGAACTCTGTCCCACTCTGGTGGAAGGGGTATATTTTTGCGTTCATCAAGCTTCACCCTGATATGGTTTGGGTCTATGACGTGCCCTACACCGACAGTCCAAAGTAAGGCGGGGCAGCGGTAAGGTTTTGTCCTTACCCCTTCGTCCTTCTTTATGCCCTCAATCGCTTCCTTGCTGACTTTCACTTCTTACCCCATTGCCTACTTCCGAACCAGAACGCGATTATTCCTGAGAGTAGTGCCATTTCGTCCTCGGAGAAGATTACGTCCGTGGCGGCGATGAACTGCTCCACGTCCATGCTTCCAAGACCACCGCGAAGCAAGAAGTAGGTCAGCGCAATGTTAATCATCACTAACTCTAGTACGAAAATAAAGGTGACTGCTGGGCGCACTATACCGTTGAGGTTCACGACCCAGTTGGAAGCCCTAGCCATGATAGCCTTGTCGTGGTCTAAAGCCGCGCTCTGGCGGTCTGCGTCGGTTTGGAGTGCAATCTGGTCTGTACGAATCTCCTCGACCTTCTGCTGGGCAAGGAAACCGCGTTCTGCAAGGGCTAACTCGCGCTCGGTTTGCATCTGGGCTAACTTCAACTCTTGGGCCTTGTCAGCCTTGTCTTGGAAGAAGTTTAGGACTTGCGGTAAGCCAGAGGCTAGGAATCCGATGGCGGAGGAAATAAGGGATAGCATTACAGGTGTCCTTTGAAGATGTAGTACGTTGTGACGATAATTAGCGAGGCTACGAAGCACATAACCTTGAGTTCACGGAGTTTCTTTAGGTCACGCCCTAGTTCGTCGCGACCCTCCTTGACCTCATTCATTTGCCGTTCCTTGATGGCTTGGATGTCCTTCCACTCGTAGTCAGCCTTTTCCTTGCCGTAGCGTTCTACGAGCTGCTGGTACAAGTCGTCCTCGGCTTCTTTCACTTCTTTTAGTCTCCTCCACTCTGCAAAAGCTGTGAGGATGGTGGTATCACCTTTGACTACCCGTTGCTTTTTTTGGAACTCTTGCTTGGCTTGGAGTTCTGCGACCCCTAGTTTTTGAATATCTTGGACTACCGATTCTATTTCCTTACCCGCCGCAATTGCGCTTTTTATGCCCTGCGCTGCACTTTTTGCCGAGGCTACTAAATCACTCATTTATCCCACTTTCTCTCCTCGAAAGTAAGCCACCCCGTTAATGACTTCGCATAGTTCTGGAGGTAATAACATACCATTTTTGAATGTCAGCACCGCGAAACCA